CCGGCAGGCTCCCTCATAAAGGATCTTTTCTGTACCATCCTTGAAAGAAGTCTCCCCTTCCATGCGGTAAATCTTGCAGGTATGCGGGTGTCTCGGATTATCCGGCATCATCTCCTCCTCCATGTTCCCATGCCGTAAGCGGTTAGTTTTATACCTGCCTTCGACGTGCCTTCACCATACTTGTCATAAATCTCATTGGCCATGATTCGCAAGTTACGTTTGTCGTATGCCGAACTCTGCGTGCTTCCTGTTTTATGCTTCCAGTCCCCGTCTGCCTCCTCTACACTGCTGGTTATGCTCGGAGTACTCGCACACCACATATAAAGGTCCGCCTTGCAAAGGTCTTTCTGCTTTTTCGATAGTTCACAGACAGGCGTACCCCGAAGGATATTCCTGTCTGTAAGTATCGTGGCAATCGCATTGTCTTCTATGGAAAACCCGACACACCCTCGAAGATATTCCTCGATGGTCATGACCGTATCTTTCCCCGTTTCATTTGGTCCGGCTTCCATCGGCTACGCTCCTTTTACGGTGAGGTAATAGAACCAACGGGTCTTGTTGGGAACAACCAACCCCGTAACCTCCGACTTCACGGTTTGTATCATGTTCTCGTCATTGAAAACTTGGCGTATCAATGTACGGCCTCCATCATACAAAGCAACTCGTGATCCGGGAGTATCCATATAGATGGGTCTTCCACATTGTACGTCTCCAAGAGCCCCGTCGGGAACATATACCAGAACACCTTCATTGAAACTGCGAAGATTGGAATAGGACATTTTATTGGTAGCCGTATCAAACTTTTCTACCGCCGACACCGAATCGATTACAGTGATGGGGGCTCCGATACGACCTTCGATAAATGTCTTGATAGCTGCATCGTCAACGAGATTGGCGTATGAGAGTTTCTGGTCTCCGTCCGTAATGTCGGGACGCATGAAAGTCGCGTACATCTTTCGGAAATACGGAAGGCTTATCAAGTCGTCGAACGTTACTTGGTCGCATTCCCAATGTCCGGCCGGTGCGAAATCTTTTTCTGTCGCATTACGTCTCACATCACGCATCACCTTGATGGGGTCGACCGTTCCGCCCGATACTCTGGAATCTTCCGTAACCGTATCGTCCGATTTGGTATACCATGTGGAGGTTTTGATATTCTTTTTCGGAACACCGAAGTCCACTTCTACCGGAATACCAAGCGGATTGTTTTCCGCATTGATGACGAGTTTGCCTTTGTTTGAGACAATTTGGTGGCGTTGGTAAAGGAATGTGTTGTAATTACCGCCCAGCAAATCATCGATTCCGTAGAAAAGAAGGTCCATGACGATACCCTCCATCTCTGGGGTAATGTTTCCGATTTTGTCGGCAAGCATCATTTGCTCGCGTAAAGTCTTACGGCTCAATGTTATTTCATGCTTGAACGTCGGCAGTTTCCCCATTTTCAAGAGAAGTCCGTCCGTCGATTTGGTCGGTCCGTCCGAATCGATGTCCACGTATGCGGCCATCGTGTAAGGGCGTATGGTTGCTTCAAGCTGCTCATACGTCGGGTTTATGGGAATATCGGGATTCAAAGGAAATCCCATCTGGGAAAAAGTAGCGTCCGCGTTGTATTTATTTGGAAACATTTCATCGATCCATGCTTGGAACGAATTTCCCTCATAGCCAAAAGAGGATAATCCCCGGCCTACAAAGTCGTAAAAATTCTTATCTCTGGTCAACATAACATATCCTCCTTTTCTTACGATTCTCTCACAAATTCTATCATGCGCAATTTTGCCTCTACACTGGCCGGTATGCCTCCATTAGCAACACGATCGGCATAAATACGTCCGGCTCTTACAACGGCACAAGTAGCCAAAGTACAACCTGTTGGAATACATACGTCATTGAATACAAGACCATTTACATCCGAATCTTTACCCATTTTTGCTACTCCTTGGGTAGAAATCTCCATAGAAGCTTTTGCTCCGCTCGTTCCGGATACAAATGCTATATTCGATACGGGAGCCGCCGTACTTTGCGTAAACGTTACGGTAGATCCCTCCACAGATGTCTTCCACCCGGTGAAACTCTTAGACTTGATTTTAGTGGCTACTTGGTCTGTGTCATCGCTGGCTGCAAGAGTAACGGCAACCTCCAAATCTCCAAGAACGACCGTACAATCTGCCGATGACGTAGCTCCGGTTGTTACGGTAAGCTTTACAACGGCAGGAGTTCCCGATGCCGTGATGACATCCACTTGTTTGCCGGGTCCATTGTATTTTACCATGGTTCCGGCATGTATCACATCACCTGCTTTGAATTTTGTCAGGTCAAGATAACCGCCGCCTTGGTAAAGCTTGTCGACTCTTTGCCATACGGGAAAATCCCCGCCGAACTGTGCGCCATGCTGAGCCATCGTATTGAACGTTCCCGATTGTATTTCTTCCATTTTCTTATGTTTTTAAGTTTTACGTTTCTTTCGGCAATCTGCCTTGCGCTTGCATACGCTTTTTGAAAGCCTCACGGTTCAACTTCGCCGCTTCCGTTGACATAGTAGTACCTCCATCCCCGTGTCCTCCATAAGGAACGGCACCTTCACCGAAATACTCCTTCAGCTTGCTTTCATAAATCTTTTTTGCTGATTCGATAGCATTCTCGACGGACACTCCATCTTTGTACTCTACCATCTTCACGGCATCGTTCCACAAATTCTTATGGCTTACCTTCAAGGAATCTGACTTTTTCTGAATCTCTGCGATAAGGCCATCGACATGGGCTTTCTTGCGTTCCTGCTCGCGTTCTTTTTCAAGAGCCTCGATCCGTTTCATCATTTCGGCATTCACATCTGGGGTCTCCTTCTGTTGTCCGCCATGATCGTCCGGCTTATAGGTCTTGATAAATTCCGATTTCTCATGACGCATCTGTCCGCCCATTTTTTTTACCACCGAAGCATGCCTTGAATAAAAATCATCATTCAAGGATTCCTCCGTAATAGTAGGCATCAGGGCTTCTGCATACGCATCAAGAGTTCTGACCGATACACCGGTGTCTCCGATATATCCTTCTGCTGTGGGTTCTCCAAGCACTTTTTTTAATCCTGTCAAAAGGGTCTCTTTTTCCATAATTTTCGTTTTTGTCAAAAAAAATAGAGCTGTACCGGAGGGGTTTCCTCCAATACAGCTCTATCGGCTTTATATGTCTAAATTTTATTTCGTCCCTGTCAGGTCAACTTCGATATAGTTCCTGCACCGTCTGCACTGAACTCGTAACATGATGACCCCGTTCACGTACCTGACTTGGCACATTTTCTGCCCGCATACGGGGCATATAACCATTTCCAGAGTTTCTTCCTTTATGTAAAGATCTTCCGGCGAAGTCCTTATTTTTATCATAAAGAGTTGTTTTCATGCGCAAATATATATAACCAATTTTAAATTCCAAAAGATTTTTGTTGTTATTTTCATAATAAATGATGTAAATAAACCTATTTTGTTATATTTGTGCCACACATTTGAGAACAGAGCTGAAAACCAAGCCGATTTATGCGGGGAAACCTGCATGGATCGGCTTTTTTAACAAAACTGGTATGATAAAGACATCTAAAGGAGAAGACGTGCTCCCCTACGAAAAAATCGAATATTTACGGGAACACGGCGGCGGATTGAAAATAATAGCCCAAAGAGGCTGTCAGGAAAAATTCCTTTCCACGACGGCCGACATCACCATCTTTGGCGGTTCACGAGGCGGGCCGCTACGTGTAGATACGCAAGTGATAACACCATTTGGATATAGAAGAATGGGGAATTTGAAAACAGGAGATATTATCTCTGCAACCGATGGTGGTATGCAGAAAGTTCTTTACAGAAAGGACTTCGGGAAGTTGCCTTGCTACAAGCTTACGTTTATAGACGGCTCGTCCATAATTGCGTCATACGACCATCTTTGGAATATAAGACGCACCTGCTATACTTCA